CTTAATTCTATTTTCTGCTATTATACAGTTGCTGTTGCGTTAACTAATGTAATTTTAATTTCCTTATTAGCAGTACCGTCGCTATATGCCTTGAAAGGAACCTCTACAGTAAGCGCGCCTTCGTTTTCCAACTTTGGCATAGCCGAAGTTACCCGGATATAAGGCAAATCAATGTCTATCGAATACTTACTCGTTCCTTTGATCGTAGTCCCGTCACATTTGATTTCTAAGGCTCTTTCTTGAGCATTACGGAAATCATCATATTCGGCAACACTATCAAAGTCAAGAGTTAAGGAACCCGTAACTTCAATTTTTCCGCTTCTACGTGGCTGCTTAATTGTTCTGCTACCGATATAACGTCTGTCATCCGATAAAGCATTATTGAATGTAACACTTGCAGTTACGACATCATTTGCAGTACCGGCATATTTAACCGTACCTTCTGAGAAAACAATATACGGAGCCGTCGGAAAAGTAGGTGCTACCGTTCCTTTGGTTCCCACATCCTGTGCAATAACGCCTACGGTCAAACCGAGAAAGCCAGTGTTTGTAATATCAAAATTTAAAGTATTGACCATACAACCAGTTGCTCTAAAAGCCGTTGTATCTTTACCAACTTCAAATGTTAATCCCGTACCTAATGCATCTGTAATGGTAAAAACGTGTGAAAAAACTTCTGAATCGGTTCCTTCCAATTCTGTTGTATCACAAGTCCCGAAAGCAGCTTTAAGTATTTTTGCAAATCCTTCATAGCGCATATCGAATCCCATATCAAATGCGCAAGAAATCGGACCCTTAACCATCTGATCTTTATCCATATTCAATGAATAAACCGACGCCGAGTGCAATCTCTCCTCATTTACATCAATACCATCCGCGCCTGCGTTTATTTCAAGATATACATATCCTGATGTACCGCATGCAGATCCATAAGTCGTTTCCGTTCCAAAAGCCACATACCCTTTATGACCATAACCTTGTGCCATTTTCCTTACCTCCTATTTTCTTCTTTTTTTTCTTCTTTTATGCCTATCTCCGGTTGTTCAATCTCTTTCGATTTTTTAGATTTCTTATCCTTTTTTTCAGGCTTTACAATTGAGCCCGAACTCTTCGGTGTTTCATTTTTTTCTTTTTTAGGTGAAACACTTATAAAATTCTTTGTCGAAAGTAAGCGTTCTCCATCCGCATTACTCACTTTAAAAATTTTGTTTCTTTTTACTTTGATGTAACCGCCGTCATTTAATACGATTTTTACACCGCCCAAATCTCCTACATACTTAATATCCATATTCTCCTCCTTAGCTTAATCTCTTAAAACAACTCACCTTTATCTGCGTCATGCTCACAAAACCCCCACCTTTACGCTCTAGTAGGCCAAATTCAGTGTCTCCCGGGTTACAATAGGCAACCGCCCCGGCAATGCTAATATTGTCCCGAAAAACGGCTTCTATGTTATCTGCCAGCTTTATTGCCTCATCATCACTATCTGCTGTAGCGCTAACCTCGCGAACTATACCAAAAATAGAAAAATGAATATTAATATCTTTTGCGCCACCGCCGATTGTATGATGTTTTTCATCTTTATTATCTAATCTTATCAAAATGGAAGGGTACATCGTAGCAGGGACCGGATATGTTAAAGGATTCCCTGATATTGTTTGCTTAACATCATTCTTTAAATCAGAATTTACAACCGCTGACTGAGCAATAAGTAAATCCTTTAAAGCATCTCTTACCACAATATATTCAACGCGGGGATTAGTTAGTGACATAGCTTAAGAACCTCCCCTCTATATTTTTTTTAGCCCCTTCTGATAGCCATAAAGGCGGCCTGGCCGGCAGATTCTTTTTAGGCTCGCCGAACTGATGCTGTTTCAAATATGATAAATTCGAACCTACATATGCGTCTACCGCAGTGCTACTATACATAAAACTGTTTCTCAAATTTCCCTCATTTTTCAAAATTCCTTTATATCCGTGTCTTTTCTTAAATGCAAGAGTTGACGGACGAAGCGGAGCCCATTTACCCTCGGGACCCTCCTCATTTTTAAAATGGTCCTGAACATCGCGCCAGGCGATAATACTCGCAATCTTTAGCTGCCCGGTTAAGGTAGCTGCTTTCCCTGACATGCTTTTTAATTTACTCGCAAGCCGGGTGAGTCCGATTACTTTTAAACTTATTCCCATTTTATTCCCTCGCGTCCTCTATATCATCAAGTCTATCCTGATCAACTTTATGATTTAAATTATCATCTAAATTAAAAATAGGATGATAATCTTTCGTATTGCTATGTAAATCATTCACTTCCAATTGAGTAATTGTTACATCATTTACATCTTTAAGTTTAGTATCACCTGCCGCTATAGCATCGAGCATATCTTCCGCTGTTTTTTTTAAATCATCAACCCAGTCATTGATATTAACATTATCTTTTGTAAATAAAGAACGCATTACAAAAAATGCGGCAATATCAGTCGATATTGTTTTGATAATCGGCGGAGTGGATGTACCGGTACCGAAAGGTACGGTATATCTTTTGTTCAACTTCGTATTGATAATATTATCAGCACGCACAATATGGCGATTGACCGCAGTACCGTTTATGACGTTAGTGCCTACCGCTACTAATACGCCACCGGTTCCCCGGACCTCTTCTGGTTCTGAATAATTTCCCATATTTTTTTACCTCTATTTTAGCAAACCATTAATTATGCTCCTTCTTCTGGTGCTCCATCTTCACCTATTTCTTCCGGCGCGATAGCCTCTTCCGGCGGGATGATTGAATTAGTAAGCGTTTCTGCGGCCTGCTCAGCAGATATACCATTCCCTGCGCCTGACTGAAGATTCTCTGCAGTTGGCTTTGATTCCGGGAACATAGTGCCTGTCGTGGTACCTTCTACGGGATTATCTTTCTTTCCGAAAAGAAAATCTTTAACGTTTTTGACAATACCACCCTTCGCAGGTTCTGTGCCAGGCAATACATCCATCTTTATAATTTTTCCAGCCGGCTTTGATGTAGGCCCTAATTCTCTAATAGAACCATTACGAAGGCGATGCTTAATCGCATTAACCAAAAACTGGTTCGTAGAATTAGATTCAAAAAAACTACCTCTTTTAAAAAACTTCCTACCGATTTTACAATTTTCCATTACTTTATAACGCATTATAAACTCCTCCCTTGCTCAAATGAGCAGTTTTTATTGTCGTATCCAAAACTATGTCGTATCCCTTTTTGTTCAGCTTATAAAAATATGCTAAATCTTCTGTGCCAAAATTTTTTACAGCTGATTCAAAATCAACTTCATTAGCAACGGAAGTTCTCATTAGACAAGCCCCTAAACCTCCGGCATCTATTTTTTCAATCGGCTCCGCTTTTCCATTACCACATTCATAAGCAATGTAATACGGTCCGATTCCTCTTGCCTTACTTTTTCTATCCGTCGTGAGTTCGTCCATCTCATGCTCATTTTTTGCCTGTGTTAACTTATCGAAATCATCAAAAATAAGTTTACGCTTTCTAAATATCATAGGTTTTTTAGATTCAGTTTTATACCAAACTGTTGCCATAGATATCGGGGCGTTGTGTACGAATAATTTTGATATTGTATCTGGCGGAATAATTACATCACAATCCCACCAGTAAATGTGTGTAGCATTTCTTTCTTTCGCAACCTGCTTTATTAAATTCCTTGATATTACAACAACTCTGTTTTTGTCGTTTTCGAATATCATTTTCTTAGGATAAATAACATCGCGGAATCCAGCTGCCCTTGCATACACTTTCCCCCATTCCAAAAGCCGGCGGTGAAAATTCGCTCCCGAATTATTGATTACAAAACATATGCTTATACACCCTTTGTAAATACGCATATTCAAAAGATTATTAAGCAGCATATCCAGACACCAATCATAAGTTTCGGAAATAGGAATTCCTATCATTATATGAGGCAGTGGAGGAAACTCTTCATATTTTTTGTAATCAGGCTCAATTTTATCTTTCCATTTTTCAACAAAAGGTTTTAAAAATTTTGCAATATTTTTAACCTTACCTACACTTACCACCGTTTGTGTAGAATAATGGCCAATAACTGCAGTAGCGCAGCACCAGATTTTGTATCCTTTTTCTCCAGCTTTTAAACAAAAATCTATATCCTCATATCTGTAATATGATTCAGCATCATTTTCATCTTCCGCTAAACCGTTTACTTCTTCCCATACCTCTCGCTTAATGAGCGCGCACGCAAATGTTACAGCTTTAAATTCACGTGTTACACAAGCGCGAGGATCTAATTCCTGATTCCCGCTAAACATATGAAAAGGTTTTTTATTTTCATCAAAAACAACTCCGAAATGTTGTATTGTATTTTTTCCCGGATAGATTAGTTTAGCGCCAACAATACCCACATTTTCTTTTTCTTCCATTGTTATTATCATTTGATTTAACCAATCTGCAATGGGAATAGTGTCATCATTTAAAAGTAAAATGTAATCACCTTTAGCCTGCTTAAACATCATGTTATTTGCCCTTCCAAATCCAAGATCTACATTCGAGTATTGAGGCCTAATTCTCTTGTCTCGGGTTGACATGTAATTAAGATAGTTCTTGATTTCCGAGGTGGCGTTGTTTGCCAATACGATAACTTCGTATTCAATATTTTTTACTGTGTCTTGAATACTAGTTAAACATTGTTTCAAAAAAAAATTCTGATTCTTTGTTAAAAGAATAATGCTTACTTTCATTTCTCTACCTCCTAAATTCTCATTACTTTCTGAACGTCATTGTTACCCCGTTAGTATTTCCGCTGGTTGTATAACATAATCCACTTGCAAGCCAAATGTCGTAAAAATATGTATTAACCTGCCCCATATCAACAATACCTATGCGCGCACTAGTTGTAGAATAATCCTGTGCGTCCCAAAGCGACAATACTCCGCCTGCCGACGCTGATGAAATAATTACAGTGTGTAAATATCTCACAGGAAGCACATCCCATTTGACTGTAGCAAGCGTAGCATCTGCGGTTGTAAACGTGGATTTGTAGATACAAGAATTACTAGCCCGGGGTGCTGCATTAAGAGATGCCTGTGCGCCCAGAAAGCATACTAAAAACAATATTGACAAAATTTTTCTCATATTTCCTCCAACAGGGGGGATAGGCTTTAAAACCTATCCCCCAAATATTATTACTGATTATCAGTATAACCGAGTTCTTCCCAATAATCATTCCGCAGACGTATCGTTATATTATCCCTATCTCCAACACTTCGCGTTGTAGATCCTAAAGATAATCTGCTCCCAGACTGTGTTCCGTTATCGCCCAAAATCACTGTCCCCGATGAACAGATAATCGTAACAATTGTGCCCTGCGTATATGTCGTGGTGCTTAAAAACGGATCTGCTGACGATGTAATTGTTTTCTGATTCCCGCTGCCACTACCGCTGGCTATGATAACCATATACCTATCAGTTATGGTCATTGTTGTAGCTGTATCAATAGTAACCTCGGATGACAAAGAATTTATTACAACCCCATTAACAGTCATAGTTGAAGTGATTTCTAAACCATTTTTGACAACAGCATTTCCATATTCATCGAAAGATATCCCATTGAAAGGTACCTGACTATTCCAAAGGCGTCTTGTCATCCTGCGACTTCTTGCAGAGGCCATACTGGTTGCAAAAATAAGCAAGCCTAAAATCATTCCTATTCTTTTCATTTTTTTTCTCCTCCTGCTTTTTTTATGTAAGTGTAAAAGGGAAGATATATCATTTCACTTCCCTTTTACTTTACTTACAAATTGCTTATACAAGGTCCTTGTGCAGATAACCAGCTGCCGCAAGCGTAATTTTGACATCGTATGCGCTTTCAACTTCTACCATGTCTCCGCCTCTGGGTTCCCACCTGTACTTCTTAACTTTGTATGCTTTCTTGCCATAAAGTTTCCACGACGGGATGATGCCCATGTTAGGTGTTTTAAGCGTTTGTTTCCCCGGCGCACGATAATATGTAAGGAAATAATTTCCCCATATTTTCGTAGGTGTAAAAGTTGAGCTCGTATCTTCCGGCGCTGCATTATACATGGATCCACCGACAATTAGCTCGTCCAGTTCAAACAAATCAGCAACCTGTTCTTTCGATAATGAACCAACTTTAACGTGCTTAATTCTGTCAAGCAGATCAGGGTGATGTTTAAGTTTTCTCCAAACTTCCGCGCCGCAAACACCAACATTCGGAGTAACTCCGGTGTTGTCCTCGACACTCGCCCTGGCCGTTTCTATGTCCGAGCAAGGATCACTGTTGTCATAATCACTCCACTTATTCGTGCCGGAAAGTGTGCTCGTATAACCTGCGAAAGTCGTTGTGTTAAACAAAGTCGTGCCAACAATATACTCCAACCTTAACAGTCTCATTTTCACAAGCTGCTCAGTTGTGAGGGTATCAGGCTGAATCGGAAAATCCGCATTGTTTCTGTCCTGGTCGGTGATTATGTCCTTTAACGCTCTTGGATCACAGAAATAATTCCCGGTTCCGACAGAATACGACATAACTTCTTTCGCTTCTGCACCGTTCGCTCTCAAATCATCGTACAAATTAAATGCCTCTTTTCCGAAGATGTAGTACTTATCACTCTGTTTCGCAACCGGAATGACAGGCAGCACTCTTGCTGCAATCAAAGCACGGTTTTCATATGCCACTGCCACATTTGATAAAGCCACATCTATGTGAATGTCACCTCTAACGTTTCCCATTTTTTTATCCTCCTATTTTTTCAAAATTACTCTACAGAAGCGTGCATATCGCCAGAAACAACTATAACCTCTATGATGTCTGCCGCGTCTCCTGCCTGCAGAGCCTTCGCTCCTGCATATTCACCAGCACCGTTAACCATTTCCGCATGTCCGGATGCATCTGTCGTAAGTTCCTTTCCGACAGTAACGGTTTCTGCTAAAACCACTTTCGAAAATTTACCTACTGTATCCACATCCGCTGCCTTACCTGCCGCATCAGGTTTGTTTCTCAAAATGCCAATCGAGTCCTGGTTTGCCGTTCCGCAAACACTGACTGTATTATCAGCACTCAGATAAACAAAATGCCACTGGTAAGAACTCAAATCCGCACCAGCTACGAAAGCCGGGGCACCTATTCCTCTTCCTTCATTTCCTGCCATTGTCTTGCCTCCTATTATTTATTATCACTTATATAGCAGCATGCATATCTCCAGAGACAACCAGTACTTCTATGATGTCATTTTCGTCTCCAGCCATCAGGGCCTTGGCCCCCGCATATTCACCCGCAGCATCCACTGCCTCACCGTGGCCATCGCTTGTAGATGTAAGTTCCTGCCCGACAGTGATAGTTTCACCTAACACTAACTTCGAGAACATACCTACTGTTGCGACTTTTGCAGCCTGACCCGATTCCGGTTTGTTTTCAAGAATTCCTATCACATCCTCATTTCCTGAATCACAAACTTTAACCGTATTATCAGCACTCAGGTAAACAAAATGCCACTGATAACTTGTCAAATCTTCACCGGCTATGAAAGCCGGTTTATTGTAACCTCTTCCTTCGTTTCCTGCCATTTTAGTTTCCTCCTGTGCTTATAATTTTTCGGCCTCAACTAACTCGGGATGCTCAATGCTGACTTCACCTAATGCGATGGTGTAAGACACCGGGTTTCCCTGCGCATCTTTGTGATTCTTCTGATACTCTTTCGTAAAAGCATCGAGTTTTTTGGAATTCTCCGTTCCCTCTCCCTCTTCCATTTTCGGCTCTTCTTTCTTCGCACCCGTCTGACTATACTCTTTCATGTCAGAAAGTTTGGGGCGGGCCATGATGGAATCCTGTAGAATTTCCATAGGGGATTTCTTCACCGAAGTTTCTTTTCCATCAATCTTAATAGAAAAATCAACCGTCTTTTCGTCTGATGCAGCTTCGAGTAATGCAAAATCAGATTTCTCAGTTGCGGGGACAATTTTACCTTCACCTTTCGCTTTCTCAATGAAAGCCTTGATACCGGCAGTTCTTGTCTCTTTCGCTAAGTCTGCAATTTTCTGTTCAGCTTTTTCTTTTGCGGCTTTTTCTGTTTTGTTGGTTTCTAGCGCCGCTGCATTATCTTTTTCAAGCTTAACATTCTTTTCCTTCAACATTCCGTTTTCTTTCTCCAACTCCGCGATCCTTGCTTTGTCGTCCATTTTTTGTTTCTCCTCCTGTACTTTTTTTTCGTCCGCTTCCTTAGATAAACTGCTCACTGCCTTTATTCCTAAGGCCTTGCGTAGTATTTCTATTTGTGCAGACACCACATCAATATCCGCATTAATTCCTGACCTATCCTTCCGACGCTGTTCTTCCTGTTTATTATAAAGTTCAGTTCTTTTGTTTAGAGATTTTTCTAAAAGAGATTTAATTTCCTTTAGTGATTTCTTTTGTATATTTTTTGGAATTTCTTCCTCGATAGAGAATGGCTCATTGCCTTCGTCCTCAAAAGCATAAAGTCTAATATCATCCTGGCTGGTACTGTCATCATCAATTTCATAAAATTTTCCGAACGCACCAAGTCCCGGTAATTCCGGCATTGTAGCGCCGAGTAATGCGACGCCTGTCAAAACTTTAGGATATACTTTGTCCCCGGCTTTACTTTTAAAATTATGCCACACTTCCGATGAGACAGTTTTAAACATTCCTTTTTCAATTGCTTGTTTAAAAATTTTTGGTATTTGTGAAAAAGTTGCTACAAGATCTTTTCCAACTTTCTTAAGCCCCGTCAGCCAACCCACAGCAGCCCGATGATCATTAGCTAGTAATTTTTTCCCGCCCTCTTTATGGCCGAGTTTTAAAGGAAAATCCCGGGTTGTCTTAAGCTCGTTAAATGCTGAAACCATACTATCAAGATCTTTTTCTGTATAAAGGTCTCCTTTCCAAGTACCTGTTCTAAAAACTGTTTTTTGAACCTTAAAAAACTCTTGTAGCATTTAACCTCCTAAATAAAAAAACCAGGTATTAGACTTCCATTCAGCAATGACTGCCTCAATGACGGTCTAATACCTGGTTTAACTTCTATCGATTCCCGCGACTCTTTTATGCCGCGGTTGCGACTTACCTACATTTTACTCCGACTTTATTTTTTTGTCAAGTACCAATTTATTTTTTATCCCCGGCTCCAGAACAAGAGACACGACGAATTCTTCACCAATTTCGGCATCTTCTTGTGCTATTAAATAAAAACAAATTTCTCCGGCATGAAGAGATTTGATATAGAGTTTATCTATCACATCCCCTTTTACAATTTTCTGTTTTGCCTTCATCTTGGTTTTGAATCCATTAATAAGGTCAATTACAGTGTTCATGCTTTTCAACTGCGAATAAAATTTGTTCATAGCGCCTCCTAATTCTTAAGTAATATTTCTTTCAAATAATAATATTCCTACAATATCTTCTATTGACCTGTATGCAAATTTTGTAATCATTTTATCTATTAAATAAAAATCTGTTTCATAAATATCATGTTTGATGTATGGTTTTTCAAGTTTTCTCATATCTTTTATATTGAACAAACAGCACCCCCCGGAAATTAATCCGCACCTTATATCATCCCCTAAGAAAGAATAATATGACTTTTTATTTCTCTTAACTGCTAATAGCCTTGCAATAACTAATGACACATTTTGTGAGCCCCTAATGAGATTTTCCAGCGTCCAGGGAAAAATAACATCGTCATCAGCAACACCATACCACCAATCACCCTTAAGTATTGTATCATCTTCCAATATCCATTTCATTGCATGATTGCCGGAAATGCCACCGTATTTCTCTTTATATTCGGCTGGACAGTAATGTATTTTTAATCTACCTCCGGCGGCCGTCGGATAAAGTATCTTAAGTTCTTTCTCTATACCAACACAATCCTGATTCCCTTCGTCGAAGATAATATGTAAATCGAAATCTCTATAGGATTGATTAAGAGCAGCAGCGAGTTGATAATAAAATCCTTTTATATTCTTACCGGACGTCGGAAATAATATATCAATCATAACTGCCTCCTAATTCACACGCCTACTCATTTTACATATAGAATTAATACATACATAAAATGTTGAATACCATGTCAAACTGCTCGGATCCATTTTTGTAAAAACTTTTAATAATATTCTTTTACAAAAGGGACATCTGATTGTTTCTTTCTGTGAAATATTTTTAAAAAAAGACATTAAGCAAATCCTACAGCAGGCTTTATTGCCGGAACTCTACTAACATTAAATTCCTCGCCTGCCAGAATTGGAACCCACATACTCCGACAGTTGAAATGGTTAGGTGGGTTATAGCTTGAAATTATCGGATCATTTGCCTTATATATATTGGTATCCATACTCGCACAAAATGGCGTTGTGAGCTTATCCATAATTGCTGAATATTGATATGCTTTTATCATATCTTTTACAGTAGGATCCTGAAAACCTCCCAGGCGGCCTTGGTTATACGCATCTGAATAATTTGTGCGAATGATTGTCTTTAATCTGCCGGGGATTTCGTCAACCGGCATGATTACAGTCTCCGCGCCTATTCGGACTTTCTGCAACACCGTATATTTTGAAAAGAATTCTTCAAGCTCAAACTTAACTTGCGCATTCGTTTTACCATACTTAAGTCCCCCGTACAATATGTTCTTAACACCTCCTAATATTCTTGCCTTTTCAGTATCTGTCAAGCGATAGGCCTGCTGCTCAAAATATCTCAATGCCATCTTAGGCTCAAAATTGCCAATAGTAGCCTTATCATATTGTCTACCTATGACTTCTGATTTAGCGTATCCGAATCCCATGCGGTAGATACTAGGAAGTTCAAGTTTCCAAAGCGATTTAAATTCATTCATATATTTTAATGATAATCTTTCAATTTCCCCCAGGTTCTGTTCTTCTATTATTTTCTTATTAAATATCCTTCCTATTAAATCAACCCCAGATTTCTGTATGATGGCCCCGGCCTTGACCATCATTATATTTTCTTCCTTATTGAGTGCTGTCTCTATGCCCGTAAAATCTACCTTTTTTTCATATTCTGTAAGTTTTCTTTTTGCATATTCTTTCAAACCAGAACCGTCTCCCTTTCCTTTACCCGGGCCTGCTCCCCTTCCATGAGGGCCTGTCTTATTTGGTTTATGTCCACCCGGTCCCGTCAATTCATCATCTCCTGACTGCGGAGTATTTTCCCCGGGTACCTTCTTACGCGGATTACCTTTTGGATTTACTTCGTCGTCCTCATCATCTTCCTCAAAAGGATTATCTTTATCTACCTTGCCTTTTATTGTAGCCGGCGCGGGATCGGTAGATGTTCTTTCTGGAAAGTTTAATGATTTGCGCAGATGATCTTCATCTTCTTTTATAGGAAGGATTACACCATTCTTTACAGCTTCTAAGAAAATCTTCGCAAGCCCTTCTGTGTCATCTTTTGTAAGCGGATTAAAAACAAGTTTAGGATAGTTAGTTACATTAGGAAAATTTAAATCAATTAATCTGCGAATTATAATTTTAACCTTACGTTCCAAATCACCCTGTAGTTTTTCTAGTATCCACAGAAATACTTCGAATTGTTTTTCTCCAAGCGCAAAACTGCCCGATTTGGTAGTAGAAAATCCCATGAGGTCGGGTACAAGAATACTACGTGCTATGGCAATATCATAATCTTGAATAGCATCTTTATAATCTGGACTCCCTTTGCGCGTGGCTTCAAGTAAAGAAATCTTTACACCTTCCGGTATTTTTATAGAAGTCATTGCCTGAATATTTTCTATAATCTTTTCAAGCTCGGCCTGCTGTGGCTCGGACATGCCCGGCTTATACTCTCCCATCACCGTCGGCATACCGAATCGTTCGTTATAAATATTTCTAAATTTTATTGTAATGTCTTTGCCGAACCAGGGCCTGTAAGCAGCGCGCAGGTCGGAATCGCCGTAGAGATTGCCGAACTCTGAATTGTATGAATAGATAATGAATTTTGAAATTGGTAAATCAAGTTCTCCCTCATCCGTATATTGCCATAGATGCTTAAGATTACCGCTCTTGTCAGTTTCGAAGCGGAATGAATGAGGCGGCCGGGTTTTGATTCCTGTTAAAATAATTTTGCCTTTATAATCACCCTTCTCTGCATAACCTTCTAATAACTCGGATACACTAAAGCCGTAATCCAGCGCCGACAGCACTTCAAATAATCTCTTTGAAATATCTAAAGGCTCGGTAAAGCAATGTGTTATGAAATCATTATACTCATCATCTTCACCTACAATATTCCAACCTTTAGCGAGCACTGCATTTTTCTTCATTGTCAGCACGGCCTTGACCTGATCGTCAGTTCTCATCTTTTGATAAAGATTTAAGCTGCCAGTCTTTTGTACAATTTCGTCGGGGTTATATGGACTGATTTGCGATTTATCATAGTAAGGACTTACAGCCACCGACATTGTTTTTGAATTTGGGATCTGTTTATTTTGTTGCGGCGGTAGTTTGCTGCCGAACAGTTTTGAGAACGGATTATTTATTTTCAATTTTTCTTTCCTTTGATTCCCGGGCCTCTTTTATGGCGCGGTTTCAATTTGATACATTTTAATCTGAATTCTTTATTTTGTCAAGGGGTAATTTAAACTATGCTGCTATCCGATAGACGAGTATTGCCTATTGAGCTGCTACCCATAATATCCTTAGTTGCTGTTTTTCTTTTCGGCTGTCTTTTCATAAATGCAAGATCCTTAGATATATCAACCATTCGTGTCTGGTCGAGTAATAACCGTGTATAATTATTCGCGTGTACGTAATGGTCGGCTTTCACCGCCTCGATTGTCATTCGTATTGCGCCATGTTTATCAATTTCTTTTTTCTCAATTAGTGCAAGATGATGCTGCACAAACTCTTCAGCTAATTCGCATGGCTGAATCTTTAATTCTCCATTCTTGATTTCTTTAAGCGCTTCCTCAATCGAGCGGGTGCGATCTACGTTTACGATAGGCGTTATCATTCCGGTTTTTTTATCTTCCTTTTCATGAAAGGACGGATGTAAAAGAACTGCCGTATCGGAATATACGCATAGCCATACCCTGCCCGGGAACCAATCTATCAGGTCTTTGTTCTTCGTATCACCGTATCCGAAGTCAGCGCATATCAGGCAATTAGGAAATTTCTCCGCAATCTTTGCCACTTGTTTAGCATGAGTGCGGGTATCACCTTCTATCTTTCCTAGATACGGTATGCTATGGCCCTGCCTAACTTCCACATAAGTTGTATCACCCCAGTCGACTCCAACAATAGGCCGCCCGACAAGACTAGTCAAGGGCTTGAAACATGCCATGAGTTCCAGACGATTCACCATACCCTCACCGCCGGCATACTCCTCACCAAGTACGAAGTTCATATAATCTGCTACAAATTTATAATCATTTTTTTTGCGTAATATTTCCCGCGCCGGAATCCAGGGAGCCATCAGCTGAGTGATATGAAAGCCGGCTATTCTACTCTTACGCTGAGGTTCCCACCTGCCATTCGTCTGATCCAGGGGCCGGCCGCATTTCGTGCATACATATCGATCATTTTTGATATTGCTTTCCCGGAGTATCTGTAGATGTCCTGCAGGACAGGTAATTATCCATTCCCTCATATCCGATTCTTTGTAAAGCGCCGATATTCCGAAGTCCGGATAGGTAGGCGTACTCATTTTAATCTTCCAGTTCAGGAAACTTGCCGAAGTCCTTTCCTCAAGCATTTCTACCACATCCGGTTTTGAGCGATCCAATTCATCATTCACTATCATATCTGCAGGCACTGATATAGCATCAGTCTCTCCCCATGTACCCCCCATATATAAAAAGCTATCCCCTATCTGCTTCAAGCCTACGTTATCTACGTTTATTGGAATTCCAAGCCTAGAATATTTGAGCATAGGATTTACTCGGGCCTGAGAAAACTTAGTAATACTGGTTTTTTTAGGCATTGTGAAGATAACGGACACTTTGTTGTATCGCGCTACCCATATCGATTTGATAAGAGCCCATGTAGTAACACCTATCTGCGCGGCTTTTTTAACACATATAACATCAGCCCAGCACCTGTAGAGATCTTCTATGAATTTATGATTCTGGAACTCCATCGGGTCCCGCTTTTCATTAACAGCATTTTCCTTAGTCCAGGTTAAAAGGCTACTTTGCCCTTTATTCAGGCTCTGGAGCAATGAGCTTAGCGGGAATGGCTTTTTTTCGTTCAACTGCATCTTGAATTATTTCTCCTATTTTGCGGCCAGTAGTTGGATCTACTGTATTCAGTATCGCTATAAAATTTTCGGAAGGCGCCCTTTTCGGAAGGCCTGTGTGAATCACCTTATTGACATTCTGATATTTGTGGCTGGCTAAATTGCATAGTAAAAATATCTGAGCGGTAACGTTTTTGTTTACGGTTGCGTTTATGAACATCGCATCTTCAACAACAGTAATGCGGTCAAGCTTAGCGCGTTCAATCGCCTCGGCAAACTTAGGATCCTTTTTCAGCCATTCGTAATAAGTATCTCGATTGATTCCGGCAGCATCTACAGCTAAAGTTACGCTGGCATTTTTCGATATGCTGGCTACAATAGCCTTCTTACGTAGCCTTTTAGACACCTTATCAGGCTTTTTTGTTTCTTTTATGTCGGATTTGTCGGTTTCCATATTTAAAGTTTACTCCGTTTTTTATCATATGTCAAGGGTTAATTGCTTTTCCGCAGCCTTAATCCGCGCCTCTGCTATCTTACAATACTCTTTTTCCTTTTCAATCAGTATAAAATGCCGGCCAGTATTTTTACATGCTATACCTGTCGTGCCACTTCCTCCGAAGGGGTCCAGCACTACCCCGCCTGTTGGAGTTTTGGTTATGGTGCAGAGATATTCCATTAATTTCAAAGGCTTAATTGTCGGATGGGTGTTTTTTGCTACTTTTTTATTGTCATTGTATAGACAGTTTTCATCTCCCTTTCGTATATTTATTTTTTTCTCCTCCATCCCCTCACACCCCCGATTCCTTTCCGCCTTTGATGCCTTAGCGCAGTAGAAAAACCGGGAGGCGCCGCCTTTGTCTTTAAAGCCAGATACATAATTTCTGTCTTTTCCAATTTTACCCATAATACCACCGCTCCTACCCTTAACTTTGAAATTTGTAATTTGTGATTTACTCACCCCACTTTGCTCGTCCAGTAGCCGCCCTGCCTCTTCATCTAATATCACGTTGGCTGGATATCTGCCTTGATGTATTCCAGTAACTTCAACTGGATTATTTTTTCCAATTTTAAATTTTCTTTTACCTTTAGTTCCAACACTGGTAATGATATCCGTCCCTATCCGCCCCCCATCTATCCACAATCCACTCACCCCATACTTTAGCGCATTTTCAGCATAAGTGCCTTCGTTTGGTTTCATGGCTACAATAATTGGTTCGTAAGCCGGTTTTAGGCCATGAGACTTCCAACCGTACCAGAGTTTGGATTGAGCAGTTGCGGGTTTTCTTATCTCTAATTCAGGCGTATGAGTTCCGCCTTTACCCTGATCATACCAATCTTTTCTATTTGCTTTTCCTTTTAATGTTGCCGCAGTTCCAGCAAGTTTTTGTTTTCTTATTAACTTACCTTTTTTCCCCGCCTTCTTATCCAACTGCTTACTGATATCCGTTGCTTTCGGGAATCCCTGACCGTGTAAAAACATTATACAATCTTTAATTACCCACCCAGCATCTTCAATAGCGCATGCAATTCTATGATAAGTCCGGGTTCCGCCGAAGCATAATAAAGTTGCGCCAGGCTTCGCTACCCGGAGCGCAGCTTCCCAAGTTTCTTTCTGAAAAGAAACTCCGGCGCTGTCCCAAGACTTTCCCATAAAGCCGAGTTCATACGGCGGATCCGTTATTATTGTATCGATAGAATTAGCGCGCATTGACTTCATATGCTCTACAGCGTCAGCGCAGATTACGGATTCAATTTTTTTCACTTAGCATCCCATCATCATACCAGATTGAAACAATTATCATATCCCCGGATGATCTATGATTGATTATCTTCAACACTGTTGCATTTCCAAGTTGCTTAAACCATTCATTAATTTCCTTTTCTCTTTCTGGAATGACTTCTAAATTTGTAAAATTCTCTTTGTCTTTCCATCGAAACATTTCATTAAACTCTGAACAGAAAAATTTAACTCTTACCATTTTTTACCTCCTCACCAACCACAGTATTCCACTGGCAATTTTGCATTATATATATGCTTTCCCCCCACCCGGACGACATCTATCTTATAAACTTTTTCCACTATTGCCGACGCTGGTTCTGCCATATCGCGTATCAGCCTGATTGTCATGAGCATGTTTAGCCAGAATAACAAAATAACAATAATTTTTAATTGTCTTTTCATTTTTTTATTCCCCTTTTTTTCTCTCAAACACCTTCCTATAGAATTCAATCTGAGAAGGATGACAAATAATAAGATTAGGTTGATAATTATTTTCTGTTTCTTGTGATCTCATTTCTTTTCTTTTATTTCTTTTCTTTTTCATTTCATCATACCCCTTTTTAAAATCACTCCCCTACCCCCGGGACCGAGATCGTAGATGCCAAAAATTTTATCAGTAGCCTTTGTTGACACATAAAACTTTCCGTTTTTGTATCTAGAAACAAAACATCCTATATATGTTTTTCTAGATTTTTTACTAAATACGAATTCTCCTGACAGAAAAACTTTGCTATCCTGCAGGTTTTCACCACAATAACCGATAGAAACATTTTTAAATAAAGTATCGCTTACACCTCTGGCCGTCGAGGCTTCAAATCCATAACTATTTAAACTGTCGGATAACATATTTTCTATCTCTCCCTGCTTTTTTGCATATATTAAACTCTTTTTGACAGATGCTAAAAGAGCATCAATAAATTCTTTAATTACCGGCAACCAATCTTCATAAAATTTTGTTACTAAATATCCTGAAAAAAGTCCTATCATCAAAATAAAATAGCACAAAATTTTTAATTCTTGTTCAAACATTTCACCTCCTTACATTTTCCATACCCGCCACACGGACAGAATTATTACGAGAAAAACTATAATCGCATGGAACCCGAGGGTCTTAATAATTTGCCACAGCGAGTATACTAGCGATAAATATATACATAGTGCCACAATAGCCGCCGCACATATATTCAGCGTCTTGTTTACTTTCTCCATCAGAATAAACCATTTACTTGGCATTTTTTACCTCCTTCCAGATAACAACACCATCAGGCCGTAAACCCATCTTGAATGATTTTGAGCGACTTCCGTCCTCCAGCGTCAAGGTGTGGTTCCCCGCTTGCCAGTCAGTTCTATACTTTATATCTTTGCGCTCGCAACTATAACATGCAATTAATGTGATTCCTACAATCCATATTATCAAAATTTTTTTCACTTCACCTCCTCATCCATTCTCTGAAAATCATGTTAAATTCATACAATCCGTTTCTTATCGGTTGCATTTTTCTAACACCGCCTATTCTTTTCGGCTCATCCCCGGGAATTTCCCCTATCCGCAATTTCCTTTTTAATGCCCTTATAAGAATTTGGCTGCCATAAGACATTGTTTTGGTATCAATTCCAAGTTCAATCAAAATATCTTTTCGGAAGGCACGGTACATAACCAGGGAATCGGTAATCTTCCCGCAAAAGAGAAAATTTATCAATGATGTAAACATCCAATTCCCGAAAGCAGTCACCGGATCGTCATCATAACTTTTAGCGCCGTTAAGATACCTGGAACAAATAACTATATCATGTCCCTCCTTTATTTTGTTTACAAGCTCCGGGATTCTTTCAGGAACAGAATTGCCGTCCGGGCTGAAGATGATGATAATATCACCAGTTGCTTTTTCCATGGCCTCCCAAAAAGCCGCCCCCGCCCCCTTCTTCTTCTGTATGAAGATATTGTATCCATTCTCTCTGGCGTATTCTACAGTTCCGTCAGTTGAGCCGCCGTCGGCAATAATCAATTCATCATACCACTCTTTTTTTATCTGTGGCATAATCA